TGTTTTAACTTCCTTTTCGTCCTCAATGGTGCTGGATTCTGTTGCCGGACGAGAGGCAGAGCAGCAGAACAGACAGTGACGAATCTTGTTTTTGTCGCCGCTGAACTCAAAGAGCAGGGCAAACTGCGATACTTCTGCGGTATTGGTTTCCGTGAGAACGCCATTTTTGTCCAGCTGCTCGCCGAGAATATCGGTTGCAAAATCCAGCGGAACGAGTGCGATTTCTAAGTCGCCGGTATAGCCAGAGTTGTTGTTGAGGACGTAATACACGCCGTCATCAGCGTAAAAGTTGGATGCTTCGCCCTCTGCATCAATCGACAGGGATACTGCACCCGGAATGCGAACTGGTTCTGCAAAGGTTGGTACGCCTTCGTCATCGAAAGACAGAATCTTTGCATAGTGTACCTTGTTCAAACCAAATTTGACCTTATTTTTCTCCAAAGCCATCGGTTAAACCTCCATTTCATAAAGTACTTCATACAGCTGTTCGGATGCAATCCAAACTTCTGTTTTTGTGTAATAGATTTCATGTTGAGAAAGAATCGTTTCCACCTGTTCTTCCAGTTCTGGTTGCTTCTGGTCGGTATAAAGTTCAATATTCAGCTGCTTAGAACTGAAATACCGATTGTTGTCCGCAGAAAAAGTATGTTCTCCTGGGGAAAGAAAAAGCAGAAACGGGGGATTCGGACTTTCACCCTCTGCAAAATGATGATAGGAAAAGGGCAGCCCCATCTCTTCCATCATTTCTGCGATTTGTTCGTAGGTCATGACAATCCCTTTCGTAGTTCCTGTTCCAGCAATTCTAAACCGTGGTCTTCTGCAGGTTTGATGTGTTTGATTCCATCTACTTCCCGACCACCACCACGTCTTGCATGTCCATTCTCCAGCAGATGGGCAATCGGATACCGCCTTGGAGAACACACAGTCAGGTTTAAATTGTGGCTGCTTTCCTGTATTTTTTTCACTTTCCAGCTTCTTGCATAGGCTCCGGTTTCTTTTGGGGCGGTTTGAGAAATCTCTTTTTTCACCTGTGCAGCCGCTTTTTTAACCGCAACTTTTGTGGCAGCATCCGTCAGATTTGCATATTCCTGTAAGCATTTCATAATTTCCTCTGCCAGATTGTCAGCTGTTGCCATTTGCCTCCCCCGCCTTTCTCGCCGTTGCTGTCAATTTCAAGTAATCCTTGCGGATAAAATCCGGTGTTACGCTCGTGATGTCATAGACCATCCCCTGAAACAAAATCCGGTTTGCAGATGTGGACGGCATCCATTGTCGTTGCTGCCGGATATAAAAGTCCAGGGTCTGTACTTCTTTGGTCACGCCAGCGTCCGTATTTTCTACGGAAGATTTCAAGGTTGCCCTTGCCCAGCAGGAGAACGCTTCTTCCCATTGGTTGCAGTGGTTGCCGATGGCATCGACTTTTACTCGCTGCTCTAATAGGGTAATCCGCTGGTTCAGCGTGCCGATTTCCATCAGACAACCCCCTCTCGCTGTGCAAACAGCAGCGACCGCAAACTCAGATTCAGCTTGGAAAAATCAGCGGTATTGCGGTTCTCGTAGAGATAGGAAACCGCATAGAGGATTGCTGTGCGTGCGGTGTCCTCGTGTTCGGAAAGCTGTGCTTCGTCCATTCTGCCCACGCTCATGACCTGCTGTTTTGCCGTTGCTAAGAGGGAGAGCAACAACGGGTCTTCCTCCTCAAAGTCGATTCGCAGATACTGTTTGACTTCTTGTAACGTAACCATTAGCCGTTTTTGATGGTCAGCGTCTTAACGGCTTCAGAGAGAATCAACTTGCCGTCTACTCGCTGGGAGGCGAGGAAGCCAACCTGTCCCGTCATGGCAAACAGTTCGTTCAGTCGCTTGAAAGAACGCCCCTGCCGGTCGCCAATCCAGTAATAGCTAAAGTCACCGAACGCCATGCATTTTGCTCCAGCTTTGGCAAGCGGGGCATAGCTGGAAGTATAATACGGGCGGTTCAGAATCAAGTCCGGTGTGCCAGCCTGTACCGACGGACTCCAGATATAATTTCCGGTGGTATCTTTCAGCTTCCGCAGAGCCTTTACCGTGGCATCGTTCAGCACCCAGACGCCTTTCTTCCGGTACGGAGATTTCACAGAATAAAACAGTTCAAAGACATCGTCAAAGGTGATGTTTGCCGTGCTGGTGGTTGCTCCGTTTTCTGCACCGCCGGTCGCATTGAAAATCCCTGTCGGCTTGCCCTTGCCGTCGCCTACGAGAAACGCTTCTTCTTCCTTTGCACCGATGCGGCGAGCAAATTCTTTTGTGATGTAGGCAGGCAAGTCAAAAGCGGCATCGTTCAGCAGTTCTTCGGAAATCTTGATGGCAGTGCCGACCTTGTATGCACTCAAGGAAGCCTGTCCAAAGGCATCATCCGAGAGCGTATAGGAGGCTTCTTCATCCATCCATGCCGCTTCTCCCTTGGAGGTGACAACCGGAATTTTGCGGTCGCCGGAGGCGGTCTGAATCACGGTTGCCAGTGTCCGGAAGAGGTTCTCTTCCTGCAAGCCTTCAATCAACTGTCGTTCAAACTCATCTGGAACAAGATAGCCGCCCTCAGAATCCGTTCCGACCTGCAAATCGTTCCGGATGTCGGTGTAATTCCGGTTGCGGATGCTGTTCCAGAAAGCGGTTTTGTAGGCATCGGAAGCTGTTCCGGAAGTCTGCTTCGGCAGGTTTGGAGCAGTTGGGGTCTGTAAGATTGCCTGAGAAGTTGGGCGGTTCAACTCTGCATCCAGCTGTTCTTGCCGTTCCAGCCGCTGGATTTCCTTGCCGTAAGCAACAATCTGTTGTTCCATGGCATCGTAGGTTTTACTATCCTCTTCAGAGAGCAGACCGCTGGCGGTGCGTTTGGTGTCGAGGAAATCACGGGCGGTGTCCCATGCTTTCGCTCTTTTTTCTCTCAGTTCCTGAATGGTCATGTTCATTCCTCCTTAATCTTTCAAAAGTGCCAGCCGCTTTTCCAGCTGGTCAATGGGAATCCCGATGGGAGCGACTGCGGAAAGTTTGTGCAACAAGGTGTTCTGGGTATGCTTTGCGGAATACTGCACGGGTTGTGGTTCGGTCTGCGTGGATGGAGCAGGGGAGTCTGCAAATAAAATCCCGTCCACCAGTCCCAGTTCCAGGGCTTTTTCGGCATTCATCCACGTTTCTTCGCTCATCAGCTGCGAGAGTGTTTCCCGGCTCTGGTGGGACTTCTGCACATAGGCGTTCAGGATGGATTCCTTGACTTCTTCGAGCATAGTGATGGTCTGTTCCATGTCTGCCTTGTTGCCATAGGCGAGGGTCATCGGGTCGTGAATCATCAGCATTCCGGTCGGGGAAATCAAAGTTTCATCGCCTGCCATTGCCACAACGGATGCAGCAGAAGCAGCGATGCCGTCAATCTTCACGGTAATTTTGCCGTTGTGGTTTCGCAGCATGGTATAAATCTGACTGGCAGCAAACACACAGCCGCCGGGGCTGTTGATCCAGACGGTGACATCGCCCGGATGGGCTTCCAGTTCTGCCCGAAACTGAGCAGGTGTGACATCATCTTCCAGCCATGATTCTTCGGCAATTGCTCCATTCAAGCGGAGTTCTGCCGGTTCGGCGGGTTCAGCTTCGTTTTTTACCCAGTTCCAAAATCGGTTCATGGTGTTTTCCTTTCTGTTGTTTGATAGGCAGCCCCTGCATCTTTCAGCTTCGTAAAGCTGCCGTTGACCAGATACAAGTTTCCGCCTTCTGCTTCTGGGATTTGGTTCATGTCTTCCAGTTCCCGGATGTCGTTGGTGGACATCCAGCCATTTTGTCGGGCAGTCGCATAGCCCTGCATACGAGAGGCATAGTCGCCACGCAGCAAGCCCTCTACATTGAACTTGATGCAATACTTGCCCTTTTCGGAATCGCAGAGCAAGTCTTTCTGTAGTCCCTGTTCCCAACGGACAAGCCACGGGTCGAGGCTGTACTTCACGAAATCCAGTGACAGATGTTCCACATTACTGAATGTGGCGTGGTCGAGGTCGCCAATCATATGCAGCGGCACTCTGTACATTCGAGCGATTTCCTCCACCTGAAACTTTCGGGTTTCGAGGAACTGGGCTTCATTGTTGGGAATGGAAATCGACTGGTATTTCATGCCCTGTTCCAGCACGGCGATTTTGTGGCGGTTGCCGGAGCCGTAGGCTCTCCGCCAGGCTTCCCGTACTTTCTCCGGGTCTTTAACGGTGTTCGGGTACTCCAGCACGCCGGAGGGGGTCGCTCCGTTCGCAAAGAACGAAGAACCGAAGTCCTCGCAGGCAAGCGACAGACCCAGCGAATTTTTCGCCAGGGCAATCGGAGAATAGCCAATCAGCCCATCAAATCCCAGTCCGGGGATGTGTAGCACGTTCTCTCTCGGCAGTACCAGCTCGCCGAGTTTCTTCAGGTTGGGGTTGGCATTTTCATAGCAGCTGTAGCGGTAAATCAAACGGTTTTTGTCATCTCGGTCAACGGTCATGCGGTCGGGGAGCAGGGGATACAGCCCTACGACTTCGCCCCGTCCATTCCGGATGATTTGGGCGTAAGCGTTGCCATAAATCAGCAGATGGGACATCAGCGTTTCCCGAAACACAAAGCTGGTCATTTCCGGGTTCGGCTGGTCGTGGAGTAAAAAATAGAGCGGATGGTTGGGTACTCGCTCTTTTCCGGTGTTGGTGGATTGATAGACGTGTAAGGGCAGCTGGGCAACGGTTTCCGACAAGACCCGAATACACGCATAGACTGCCGTCAGCTGGAGGGCTTTCCAGTCGTCCACCTGCCGTCCACTGCTGGAGCGTCCGAAGTGAAACGAATAGGAACGGCTGTTGTATTGGTCTTTGGGCTGCGGCTTGTCCCGACTGCGAAACGGATTTTTAAACGGCATAAACGCTCTCCTTTTTGGTTTGGGTAAATGACACAATGGTTTCCGGATACACAAGCCTGTATTTCTGTACATTTAGCGACTTGCAATTATTTGAGAAAAGAGGTAATATAACAGTACCGCAAGGGAAACCAAGCAAAAACAAAAAAACGGAGGATGAAAAAATGGAACGCATAAAAAGAGTGGTTATCACATGGGAAGACGAAAACTGGGAATACGAACTGGAGTTGACCGGAGCAGAGGCAGAACACTTCACCGAATCGGAGGCGGCTGCCTACGCTGCTCAGGATGCCGCCGAAAACGAAACGACCATGAAACGGCTGCTGGACATCGACATCGAAACCGAGGAGCTGGACGACCGGGAGGCAGTCATGGAGGAGGCTGCCTACTGGAACGAATTTTTCTGGGAATGCGAGAGCGGTCGATAAACCGCTCGCAAGCCTTTCATTCTGCACCGAGAGCCGAAAGGCTCTTGTGCTGGTGCATGACTCGAAGAATCTGTTGGATTTCCGTTTCTGGAACGCCCAACGCTTGCAATGCCTGTCGGCTGCCGCAGTCGGGACAAATCGGGGTCTTGGAATCTGTCCGGGAAAGGGCAGGGGGTTCTGTGTAAGCGTTCCGGCACAGTGGACAAATCCGCCGTGTCGGTGCTGGCTGTTTGGCATTCATGAAAACACCCCCTTTCACGCCGTTCTGCCAAACCGAAAGGCGGCATCGCCATCCAGGTTTCGGGTCAGAAACATTCTTGCCGTGGCGAACTCCTCGCCGACCAGCCCCAGCCGAATCAGCCAAGTTCGCATGGCGAATTTCGGGTTTTCGGTTTGCTGAGGTTTCGGGCTGGCAGTTCGCAGCTGTTTCGCCTGTTCGGAAAGGGCGAGGCAAAGCTGAATATAGCTTTTCAGCTGTCCGGCATGGAGTCCGTTTTTTCTGCCGTTGGCAGGCTTGTCGAATTGGAACAACCGAAATTCAATCGTCCCTTTCGTGAAAAGGGCGTGGTAGTTGGTCATGTGATAGCGGCTGTCGTTGTAGTGGTGTGTTCTGCCGTATTCCGCCCCGTTTGTGGTGTACCAGATATCCGCAAGCTGTGCCATGGTGGTGGGCTTTTTTCGGTTCAGCTGTTCGATGAAATTCGGGTTGACGGTTCGGCAGTAGCGACGCATCCGGTTCTGGTCGAGGTGCAGGGCATCTGCAAGCAACCGTTCGTGGCTTGCCATGATGTTGGCAAGGTTTCGCAGGCTCTGCGGTGTGTGTCCGCTTGCTCCAATGTGAATGTGTACCCCAGCCCCTACGCCTGCGTGGCTGATAGCTCCGGCTTTTCGCAGCCGACGTACCAGTTCTTGCAGCCGTTCGATGTCTGCGTAGGTTAAAATTGGCGTGACCAGTTCGCACTTTTCCGTGTCTATGCCGGAGATGGAGTTGTCCCGTTGAAACTTCCATTCTCTGCCCTGTGCATCCCATGCCGACCAAGTGCTGTATCCGTTTCGGCTGGCAGTATATTCGCATCTGCCCGTGCCGAAATAGGCGGCGGCAAGTCGGGCTGCTCGTTCTCGGGTGATGTGGTTCATCTCAATCTCCACTCCAATGGTCTGTTGTTTCATCCGTTGGATTTGCTGTTCTGTTTTTGCGTTCATGGTTGTTCCTCCTGCTGTTTTTTGGTAGTGTTATATTACCTCTAAACGGCGGAGATAGCAAGCCGCTAAACGACACAAAGTTTTGTTCGTGTATTTGTGCTGATAGCACAAGCAGTTCTCGTTCATCATAGACGCAGGTCTGCTCTTCCGAGTGGCGAATGGCACGGTCGAGTGCCATAATCGTGGCAACGATCCCATCAATTTTTTCCGTTGATTTTGCCTTGTCGGGCTTGATATTCTGGGCAGGGTCGCTTCGGGTGACGACGTTTCCAGCCATCCACCGAAGAATCGGGTTGCCGCCGTGCTGGATGTTTCCCGCCAGTAGCAGCTTATAAAACTCCTTGCTGGGGGGCGACATGTCCCGAAAACCCTGTCCGAATGGAATCACAGTAAATCCCAGCCCTTCAAGGTTCTGTACCATCTGCACCGCTTTACTGTTCGTCCCTTTTGTCCCTTCGGGACATTTCCCCACACTGTGGGGAATCACCCCATCGGTCGTATGCAATTTCTTTGATGTGGAATTTCTGCCCCAGAGCATCAATGAACCGTTCGATGTACCCGTAGTGGACAACATTGCCTTCTGTTGTTTGCAGGTATCCCTGTTGTTCCCAGCGGTCATAGGGGACATGGTCACGGGCAACCCGTAGCGGTAAGGTTTCCTCCGGCAGCATGAACGGGGAGGGCTGGTAGTGCTGCAAGGTGGGGTATTCCGGCGGTCGCTGTTCGGTCATTCTGTACCGCCTCCCGTCAATAGGCGTTCCATATTTTTCGTTTGACTTTTTTCATAAAGTATGCTATTCTGAAAAAAAGTAGGTGATATTTTATGAAAGCAAAAAGAATCTGTTTGAAAAATTGCAATTGCATTTGTGTGCATGGAATGAAAATATCTGATTTCTTTAGTGTCCAAATCAAGAATGTAAACATCTATTTTTTCCCTTATGATACTTTTCAATCTGTGGTCAATCCGGACGACTTTGTAAACCTGAAAGAAATGGTTGTTTGTGACAGCGTAGCGGTGATTGAAGCCTGTTTTCACAATTCACTAGAAGTGCAGCTGATAAAAAGTGCAATTTCCATGGCGTATTTTTCGAATAGAATTGCGACCTCTGAAAAAAGTGAAAAAAATATGGAAGAAAAAGATGTCGACCTTACTTCCTATTTTCAAAATTATATGTTGAATGGCTTTTGAAATCAAAGCGGTGCAGAGGCACGCATTGAGCCGACTTTTTGGTATGTAAAATTAGGGCAAACCGCACCGACCAATGATGACTACGATATGTGGCTTTCCAGAATTTATGGGACAAATCAACAAGATGCCTTTTTTAAACGGGACGGAATAGAAAAAAGAGACAAGCTGCTGGGAACAGTGGAGATTGATGAGCCTTTTTGCAGCGTACTCCATAAAATCCAAGAACGCATCCATCAAAAAGATTTGTATGCAAGCAAGCTGCTTTCTGTATTTTCCATTTATTATTCTGTACTTCGTAATTTTTCGAACAGCGAGCAAGAGTGTATTTCTTTCTGTACGATTTTAGAAACCCTATTATTAGGGAAAGACGAAGATAAGCAGAGAAAAAAAGTGTCTGTACGTGCGGCCTGTCTGATTGCAGACGGAGAAAAGCTTGAAAAAAAGAGGTTTCTTGCAACACAAATTTACATGTTCTATCCGTATCGAAACGGCTTTGTTCACGATGGAAAGAGCATATTGGACTTTGACTGGGGAAGCTATCAGATTTTGTATCAGGCAATCAAGCATGTTATTTATTATTGCATAAAAAATATTTTATATCGTGGCATTCAATGCACAAAAGAAATAAGAGCGATTGTAGAGAAAAATGCAAAGCAAGACGGACTTGAAAAGGCCTTTGATTACATCAACGAAAAAGTAAACTATTTTTACTATAATGAATGAACATTCCGAACAGAAGCTGCGAAGTCGTCCCATGTGGTCGGTGATTTTCGTGCCGCACTGGGGGCAGAATTTCTTTGCCATTTCGGGGAAGTCATCGAATTGCATGATTTGGCGAAACTCCTTTGCAAGATTTGGGGGCGGATAGGACAAACGAACCCGAAACGTTGCCGCAAATCGGGCGATTTTTCCAGAATCCCCCCTTGTGAAATTTGCGAAAATTCACACGAGAGGGGTCGCCGGTCTCCTGGGGTTCGGCAAAAGGGATATCGAGCAATGTCATTAACTTAAAACGGCTCTTGAATGGCAAGCAGAATGTCTGGAAGTATCAAAATGGCGAGGAAAAGAGCGATTCGGACGGACGG